GAATTATCATTTTTAGTTCCTCTTGATACATCACATGTTATAAAGTATGTATGATCTTTGATTGGATTTTCATACACTGATAATCCAGCGTTGTAAGTAATAGCATCTTTGTATGATAATTGTCTTAGTTTTGTTGGATTAATTAATGTATTTACTGATCCTAAAAACTCACATTCAAACTCTGTTCTAAATTGTTGTTCACTTGTATTTTTTATTGTTTCCTCTTTCCATTTATCATCACGACCAGGCACTTCACTCCAATGAACCTCGATAGGAACATATGTATTTCTTTTGTGTATCGCATCATTCCATAGTTTATAAAACATATTCATACCATGAGGTGTAGATACTATAATAACTTTTGTTGTCTTACCAGATGATATGGTAGGATAAACTGAACTAAAAAATTCATCAGCAATTTGTGACGGAACGTAAGCAAACTCATCTAAGAATATTATGTTATATGAACTACCACGAACAGCAGATGCTGATGTTGACGATGCAAGTATCTTTGAACCATTTTCTAATTCAAGAGAACCTTTATTCCATGACATTATACCTTGTTGTAACCATGTCGGTAGATTTTCATATGCAAGTTGTAATCTTCCTAGTAAATCTCTTGCAGTTGCAGCTTTGTTAGCCAATATTGCAATATTAATATTTGCATTGAATAGTGCATAGTGTAAAAGATATGATAACATAATTGTTGATTTACCAGACTGTCTTGGTAGTTTACAAATAGAAAAACGATTCTTATGAAATGTGCCTATCATTTCTTTTTGAAAATTATATGGTTTAAAATCAATCAACCCTTCGTCAAGAGATATTATCTTCATATGTTGTTCAATAAAATACAATGGATCATCCATACACTTTTGATATTCAAGAATTTGTTCTTTTGTATATTCTTGAGGTGTATTGACTTTTTTTAAATTAGGATTGCCTAGATAATTTTCCATAACGTTTTTTAATTCTAGTTGGGTTTTCCATTTTTTGCGAACATTTTTTTTTACAATATTCTGAACAACTATCATGATTATTTATTAAATCATTGTAAAACTTTTTATATACTTCATGTTTATATACATCTTTAATATTTTTAACATTTTTAATATTAAAATCTTCTCTATTTAATGTTGCCAATACAGGATCATTTTTTAACAAATTTACAGTAGGTTGATCAACCCAACAACAAGGAAGTATTTGACCTGTCGCACTAACATATGGTGGTCTATTGTTTGACAAACATCTTGGATAAAATCCATACTCTACAGTTTTTTTTGTCTCGTTGACAACATCATTTGTTGGTTTGTATATGACATGATCAATATATCTAGATGTATAATTTATCTCTAATGTAATATTATTATTCTCAGCAATATCTTTTGCTTCCTCTATTTGATCTTCATTATAACCAAAGACTAGATACTGCCATATTACATCCATATTCTTTTTTGCACATAATATCATTGCATCATAAATTAAATCACTATCTTGATTAACTCTATAAATCCAACTTTTGTTAGGTAGTCCGTCTAAACCAAATATCCACCTTGCGTTTGGATTCATATCAAATGCTCTTTCATACCAATCAATCTTTTTATCTTTTGATGTTGCAGCTGTATGAATTTTAATACGTTTATTTTTTTCATATGCAATCTTTAAAAATTCTAAGATATTTGGATTAAATATAGGATCACTAATAGGACCACAGAATGCAATATAGTTTTCATCATTTCCATAATAATCACAAACTTTGATAAAATCATCGACTGACATATCACCACCAGGCACACTTTTATTCATGCTACGTAATTCTTGACGTTCACATCGATTACACTCTAAGGTGCATTTATTTGATATGTCTAGATCAACTGAAGAGTTTTCTAAATTAATCATCTTTCTTTTTTAACATTTTTTGTAACTCAGCGGTAGATCCAACAAATAAAGCATTTGTCACATTTTTTGGACCACTGTTAGGAACTTCTTTTAATTTTTTCATTTTAGTTTGTAGGTCAACAAGTTTTTCTGTAACTTCAGAAACTTGTTTTATTAAATTACCTGCCACTTCATAAGCACGTGGGTGTTCTGATTCTTGAGCAAGTTCTAGTATTCCCTCAACAGCATCTTGACCTCTTTCAATCAAACTATAAAAATTTTCTCTTTGATATTCATAATCAGAATCAATGTCATCAATCTTTTTTGATCTTTGTATAGTTACAGATTTTTTAGATTCATTTTTTATATCATCGACAACTCCAAGTGTCTTATCTATTATTTTATCTACTTTATCTGTCATTAAAATTTATCTCTGATCTAATACTTGTTTTCTTTTTATATCCACAATATCTTTTACAATATTCTGGTGGATTAGTTTTAAGTTTGTCTGCAAAATCTACCCACTCCTTTGACGTAATAATTGTATCTATATTTTCAGCATTTGTCAATGATAAATGATCTAATGTTAATTCTGGTATCTGATTTTTGTTAACATCAGACCAACAACAAGGTAAAACAAATCCTTTTGATGTGTGACCATGTTCTTTATTACCATTTATACATTGTGGTTTAAAATCATAAACCATTTCATATTGTTTATTATTTAGATCAGGTAATTGTTCCTCATCATCAAACCTAGATGACTCAATAATTAAAAAGTTAATATCATTATCTCTTGCGATACCCATTGCAGTAAATAAATCATCTTCATTATAAGGAAATACAATATATTGCCAAGACACGTTTATGTTATATTCTTTTTTTGCTAATAACATTATATCAAAAAGATATTCACCGTCTTGATTTATTCTATACTTGTGACTATCTTTAGGAAGTCCGTCAATACCAAAAACCCATTTGGCATCTGTGTTTGCTTCAAAAAATTTTTTATATTGTTCTATTTTACGATGACTGGCTGCAGTATGAATCTCTGCAAAGACATTTTTATCCTTACACATTTTTAAAAATTTATCAAACTGTGGATGAAAGATAGGATCGGAAATTTGTCCACAAAAAATTATCTCTTGATAATAATTTGTTATTTTATCAAACTCTTCAAGTGTTGTATCCCTTTTGTCATAAACATAATTAGGGTCTTGTCTTGAACATTTAGAACATTGTAAAGTGCATCTATGTGTTATGTCTAAGTTAATTGTTTTTGATTTGAATATCATTTATCATCATTTAGGTTCATCCTCACCTGTTGCTGGATTAAAATTCTTAGCATCTTCAAAAAATGATATTGTCTCATTAAATCCAAAATCATCATCAGCATCAGCAGTTGTAGGACTTGGTGTCACTGTATATCTTTGTTCTCTAGTTGGTGTATTTACAGGCATATCAGCATATTGATCAACTTGAACTTGTTTAATAACTTTACTAGATACGACTGGTCCATATAAGTAAAACTTTGCAGAAAATGTTAATGTATAAATGATTGCACGTCTTTCTTGAAAATCACCTCTATAACTATCTTCATAACTTATTGAGTTTAATATTATTGGCACATCTCTCTTAATACCCATATCTTCCATATCTTTAATTGTTACTGTATAGTCAGGTTGAAAGTATGGAAGAATTTGTTCTACTATTTGTAAAGCATCATCTGATTGTTTTGCCATTGCATATAATTCAAAATCAAGATTGTATGGAACGGGCATAAACTGAGTATCTAATTGATTTGCTTTTGCACCTTTTACTTTTTTAAATTTTTGCACACGATTTAATTTTCTTGTTGCATCATATGATAAATTTTGTATTTCGAAACCCATACGTGGTAATGTTATTGCAACTTTTGAATCTAAACTTGCATCTTGATCAAGTCTAACTAAAAATTTTTGTTTTGGACCATATGCCAAAGGAACTTTCATTTTTTGTTTTATTGTACCAGTATTGTCTTTTCTTACAATATTGATATTATTAAATATTGTTCCAAATGTGACGACCATTCGTCTTATTGTTTCATGATAAAATTGTTGTCCTAACATTATGTTCTCCCAGCATCACCGAACGGGTTAGATTCGCTGAAGTCTAATACGTCTTCATCCTCTGTTTCAAATAACTCATTCTGAGCAGTTGTATCAGTTGACATATCTCCTACTATATAGTCTTCTTGAATGATATAACTATCAACTCCACTATCGGCAGGGTTTTCAAGAAGTATGCTTTCACCAGCAGATGATTCATCAGTTTCAGATACCAAAGTATCACCTGTCTCTGCAAGTAAATTATCAGTGTAACCCTTTTGTGTGAAAAACTCTAATGCAAAACTTTGAGTATATCCACTTGTTTGTTCTAAAGTCATTTGATGTTGTAACGCATCACCTGTTAGTGCATCCTCGACAGCATCAATTGCAGTGATACCTGTATCAAGAACTTCAGAACTATATTCGAATGACTTACATCTTAACTTATAGACAGGGTTATTGTCAAGTTGATGAAATGGGTCATCTTGATCTACAAACGCAACTTCAAATATTTTATCTAATACTGGGTGATAAATTAAATCACCTTCTTTAGGTCTGTTTGCATATAAACTTGTTGATGCAGCCTCACCTCTTAGGTATGCTGTTCCAAATGACGCACTAATTTTATTCGTCAATGAAGATGTAATTGTGCCTGATTCTAAAAGTATTGAACCTGCAGTTGTACTTGTTGCAGTCTCTAAATCCATTTGATGAGCAACATCATCAAAACGTGTTCTACTAACAACAAATGTTATTTCGTTTCTGTTTTCTAAACCAAACTGTTGTATTAATTCTTTTTCACCTTGATATCCACCGTCTGCATCTTCAACATACATTTCTATAGTTTGTTGTTTACTAAATGAGGATAATGAGTCCTCACCAAATATATCATCTCTTGCTGTTAAAGTTCTATCAACATAATTTACATCATGACCATGTATCTGTATTGCTTCTTTAATTAAATCTGCATATAGATTTTGTTCAGATACAGTTGCCAACTTACCTGATGTAGTAAATGCTTGATTAACAGCCATTTTATCCCTTTATGATCATATCTGGGTATTGTAAATTTTCTATATAAGCCTCTAGTTTTTCTATCTCTTCTTGTGCCTGTGAGTAAATTTGTTCACCATTATATGTTACCCCACCTAGTAATGCGACATTTTGAAACTTAGATAAATTAGTTCCCCATTGTCTTTTAATTAATGAGGTTGCATATCTTTTTAAATGCATGTTATTGTAAATGTCTGTATATGTTTCTGGGTCTAATTTTCTGTAACACTCAATAATTAAAAATTCGTCAGCATTGACATCACCATCTACATTCATGTCAAGATATAATCTTCCTTGATGTTCGTAGAATCTTATTGGTGTTTCACCAACTAACAAATGTGACAAGTAATCTAAATGTTGCATTGTCATTTCGTAGTGTATGATTGATGTTGATGAGAAATCATATAGATCATTGAGTCGTAATTGATAACGAATATCAAACATATTATTTGTTGCCGCATTATCGAATGAAAAAATATTTAATACTGATACAACACTTGAGGGCATGGATATAAAATTTTTCCCCTCTTCAAATGAAAAAGTTAGTGAACTATCTGATCTATCTGTCGCTGTTGTTGTTTCATTAGTCTTAAATCTTGCTATATCAGATTCAGTCAACTTATATTTCAAATACATCTTCTCAATATTATCGTAGTAATAGTGAGCGAAGTATTGCACTGCTTCATCTATTCTATCATCTATTTGGTCATCTGATACATTGATATCAACAACTCCAAATCCTAAATTTCTAAGACAATAATCCTTTAGTGTTGTTTTTGAGTTTGGTTCTGCCATCTAATTTTCCTTTTAAGTATTTATGTATATCTCTTTTTGGTGACCATCCTAATCTAGTCAATTTTGTAATATCAGCCGTATTATCTAACATTTCACAAGACTCACCAACTCTTTCCTCAACATTAAATCCATAATCTTCTACTAAATTATTTACATTTAGTCCTTCACCTGTACCAACATCATATATTCTATCAAATTCAAATTGTTTTGCATATAAAAATATTTTAATTGCATCTACAACATCATCAACGTGTATAAAGTCTCTAACATGATTATTACTAACAAACTCTAGTGAATCGTTGATCATTCTTTGAAATAACATCGTATCTCTTTGACCATCACCATAAACATTAGAAAATCTTAAACCCACAAATCGTCCTTGCACATTTGCCATATCTTCCATTACTTTTTTAGAAGTACCATATGGGGACTTCCACCACTCTTTCACACATGACGATGAAGCATATATGCATTGTGTATTAAACTTATTGCATAATTCAAATAGACGACTCGATTTTATCACATT